ACTTCTGTACCACTACCTGCATCTGTAGGGTCTGAAGTCCATAATGATACATATACTGTTGCCGGTGCTGTATATGTTGTGTTGCGTAGAGTTGCATTTATAAGTGCGTTCTCTAGGTAGTTACTCATTTCTGCCATAATATTATCCTTATCTTGGTGTTACGCTTAGTGAAGTGTATGGGTATGTTTGACCCAAGTCGCTTGTTTTAATATTAGCAATTGCTCTGTCATATAAAGCTGACCATGTTTGAATACGTGCATCATTCAATAAATATGGCTCTGCTTCTGCTAGAGTTGAATATAATAAAGCGTCTGGGTAGTTAGCTAGATATAAGTTACTAGCAGTTGTTGTTGATATAAATGTAGGTTGAGCATAATATAAAATTTGTGCTGTAAAGCTACCATTAGGTGTTGGTGCAAATTGAAACTCTGAACCTAACATTGTAAAGTAAAATGGTCTTCCTGATAATGACGTTTGACCATTACGGAAAAACAAATCAGGTGCTTGAAACTCTAGCCTAATAGGTGGGTTACCTTGTAAATGTATTTCTCTTACCTCTAGCATGTCAGAAGGTAAAGATACTGTGCCATCACCTGAAGTAATAGGAGCTGTTGCTACCTTAAGCATCTTTTCAGTTCTTAAGTCACGTGACATTCTTGTTTGTGCTAACTGAATGAAGTCAGGTATCTGTGACGATAAGTCTGTTCTTGCTAAGTAATTTTCTACTACTGTTACAAAGCTACTGTAATTAGTAAACGCCATCTAATTGTCCTTTTAGTCTATCCCAGCACTTGTCCATCTCATCTTTATGCCATTCACTAGCAGCTAATGAGCTTAACCATGCTGTTCTGTCAAAATATGTTAAGTTTTCTATGTCTTTAATGTTATTGGATACAGGGTTTGCAGGGCTATAAGGTGAACCTATGACAGGCACACCACGAATAAGTGCTTCTACATCTGCGACACTACCAAAACTCACAATGACATGAGCTTTTTCTAATGTTTGTTTAAAGTCACCTTCGCCTTTACGCTTAATGACAATCTTTCTCTCTGTATGTTTTCTAATCTCTTCTACTGTTCTGTCTAACCAATTAGAAGTTTGGTAAATATAAGCTATCTTTTCTGGGTGGTAACACAACTACGTTTTCACCACTACGATACTCGTGAACTTTAGGTGTTTCTCTATCTGATACACGCCAATCTGTGCAATGGTAGTTATTTACACAGAATCTAGCCCATTCTAATTCAGATGACCTGTGAAAGTAGCCATGGTCTATCAGAATATAAGGTATGTTTTGTTCTCTACAGGTTATTTGTATCTTATCTGCACCCTGTAAATTACCTACTACGACTGGAATAGACTTACCATCCCATTCTCTTGTTAAAATGCCCTTACAATGCTTTTGCAAGCGTTTTAAGACCTTATCTCTGCGTTCTATGCCACTCAGTATTAACTGCATCTAAAACCTGTTCTACGGTGATTGCTTTGCTTTTTAGAAGGCAATGTTGACATACGCTATCATAAGTCCCACATGGCTCTGAACCGTCATGTATATTTCTATGGGTNTCATATCCTAAGTGCCTCGGTGAAGTAAAACCTGTCCATATCACTACGGAAGGTATGCCTAATGCTGCTGCTGCATGATGTAAACCACCATCTGTTCCTACAAATAACTTTGCTTTACTTAATACTTGTAATGCTTCTCTAAAGGTATTTGTTTCTTTCCACTTTGTATTTTTTTTCAGTNAACATCACCTAACTGTAGCCATGGTAAGTCATGTTTAAATAACTCTTCCCAACCATGCCATGCTTTATTAACTGTGTGTGCATAGACTCTTTTAACATTAGGCTCTACTACTATGTAGTCCTTATCTATTTTATCTATGACTTCTTGTTCTTGTTCACTAAAGTATATTTCGCCTACTCTAGGCTTATAGTCATTATTGAATAATAACTTACCTTTATGTGTACCTTTAAGATAAGGTCTACTGCTAGGATAGTTATTAACCCATACGACATCTGTATCATCTTTAAATGCCATTCTAGGGTTATTAGAAAAGACTTGTATGTCAGTAAACATTCTACTGCCATCACCTAGCTTAACCTTTTTACCGGTTCTTTCGTTAGCTTCTTTAGCATCACCAGATGCCATTAACCAATCACCAAGTCCCATTTAACTGTTTAGCTACCTTATTGATAACTTCTTTCCAAGTATCATTGTCTTGGTAGATAATTCTCATGTGACGATACCAAGGCATACTAGGTTGAGCATAACGCCATTGATGCCATGTAGGAACTAGACACCATGTCTTTACTCCCATAGCTGCTGCACAATGTTGAGCAGTTGTATTTACACCTAATACTAAATCACATTCAGCTATTAACGCTGCTGTATCATCATAGTCTTTTGCACTTGTTGCAAAATCAAAGTATTTAACACCGTCTAATTTGCGTTCTACGCTATAATCTAAACTGACTATCACATAGTCTTTGAGCTTTAATAATGGTTCTATGTCTTCTTGTGTTAGCTCACGACCTTTAGCGTTAGTATGTTTAATACCACCTTTAGTCGTAAGACCTATAACTTTCTTACCCCATGAGTCAAATAACCCACGCCACATAGTGCGTCTTTCAGGGTCAGCTTTTAGATAAGGTGTGCCAGGAAAGTCTTTATTCGTATGTCTAAAGAACTGTGGTAAACCACCTATGGCACATCTGTAATCAAACTTCTTATCTGCTAACCATTCAGGGCTATCTTCTTTACGAGTGCCATGAACTTCTGCTTCTGGAAAGCTACGTTTAAATAATCCTTCTAGTCTTGGGTCACAGTCTATATAGACTTGCTTACTAGAGCTAATAGCATCAGGAATACAGCTACCATAAAATATCTCATCACCTAGACCTTGTTCGCCATAGATAATAAGTGTTTTGTCTTTAGTGCCATCCCATCTTACTTCGTCACCATATACCCATTCTTTACGGAACTTACCACCTAGTGACTTATGCCATTCTGCCCAACCTTTATCCCATTCACCTTTAGCTAAGTAAGTGTGTGCTAGGTTTAGCTGACCATGTAAGTCGTTAGGGTTACATTCTAAAGCCATCTTACAGGCTTTCTCTGCATCATCCCATTTAGATGTTTGTACTAGCGTTGCTGCTGCATTAGAATAAGCTAATGCGTATGTAGGGTCTAATTCTGCTGACTTTAAGAAATACTTTAGAGCATCTTCATACATGTTTAGTTCATGTGCTGCACGACCTAGTGATGTCCATATAGCTTTATTGCCTGGCATCTCTTGTAATGCTCTACGGAAGAACTGATATGCAAATGCAGGCTTATCGCCCATTAACCAGATATAACCTAAGAAGTTTAGTGTAGCAGCTTCATTAGGATATTCTTCTAATACAGAATATATAAGTGGTAATGCTTCGTCATACTTTTCCTGATTGATAAGGTCATGTATGGCTAATTGTATCTTTTGTATTTCTTGTTTATCCATTCTTTGTTGTCAACTTGAGATATGGATAGTTTTCGTTTATTTCTTTTATGAGTTCTTTAGTTTGGTTAGGGTTATACATGTCTATACCCTTTTGCTTTAANTGCATTTCCACTACAGGTGGAATACTAGCAAAGTGTGCCCACTCTTCTTGAACACCTTTATTCCAAATTTCAGGGTTATCTCTTGCTTGTTTAATCTTGTCTAACATGCCACTCAAGTCTTGAGTAGAGGTTAGGTAGTATGTATCTTTAGCTGGGTCATAGTCAAAGTACTGACTTACACCTGTTACGCTATTGTGGTCAAATAATATTGGCATAATAAAAATACAACAGAGGGAAAATTAATTCCCTCCATTATATCATATCTAATTACTAANCACCTACGTTTTGAATCTTAGCATGTGCATCTGGGTTTTGAACCACAAGTGCGTACTCTGCTGTTAAGAGCCATTTTGTTGAGTCACCAGTTTTAGCAAGTTCTTCTTTGCTTAAAGGTCTGAGTGAAGCTAAACCAACATAGCCTGGGTCAATACATA